AAATAATTAAAATAATTCGTGGCCAGTCTTTATTGTCAGGAAACTCAAAATCATGTGGGTGTATAAGAAAAGAAAAATCATCAAAATTTATAATAAAAAATAATCTTAAAAGAAGAACAGATCTTTCGGGGGAAAAATACGGCCACCTTTTGGTATTACAAGAGATTCACAGAAGTAAGAATTATATTCAATATCTTTGTAAGTGTGATTGCGGAAACATTATTAAGAGAGGGCGAAGTTCTCTTTTATCCAATAAGAACAACAATGCTTCATGTGGGTGCGCTGCACCAAATTGTTCATCCAGAAGGATTGATATTTCAAATCAAATATATGGTCGGTTAAAAGCAATTAAAAGAATCGACAATGATAAGAATAATTTATCTATTTGGTTATGTGAGTGTGAGTGTGGAAATAAAACAGAAGTCAGAATTACTTCTTTGTTGCTGGAGAGAACAAAATCATGTGGATGTCTTAAGGACCCGGCTATAAATCCAATTAGAGCCAAGGGCTTTATAAAAATGCAGTTTGGATTGAACGATCAAAAAATTAAAAAATGGATGGTGGATGAAAAAATGTCAATTTTAAAACTTAAAAGAAATTTAAAAAAAATAAACAAGGGGGTTATATGAGGGTTGTAAAATTTAACGAGAAACTTATCCAATATTTACAAAAATCTTTGGTGGATTTTGAGATAGGGAAGATTTCTTCACAAACCTTCGGTGGGCGGTTGATGTGCACAAATCAGATTTCCAGAATTATTGAGCAAAACTATAAACACAGAATGGAAGAATTTAAAACTAAAAACCAAATAAATATCGATATAGAGTTTGCTCTTCCCCTGGACTATGAAGAAGATCTTATAAAATGTCCTGATAAAAACGACCAACACATCACACGTGGGGAATGTTTAGATTATTCAGGTGACCATCCATCCTGTTCGAATTGTAAGAACTATAAAACTACGCGTGAATTGTTAGTTAAATAAATGGCGGATGATCGAGAAAATACACCGAGTGGTGGTGGAGATATTAATCCGGGTACCGATGGGGGGCACAATGGAAGCCCTGGCGCCGGTGGTGGTGGTGGGAGTGACGCCGGCGGGGGTGATCGGGATTCGATGTTGGAGAAGGTGGAGGCCCGGAAAAAAGAGCTGGACCGGAAACTTGACGAGCAGAAAGATCCGGAAAAGCCAGGTATCACATCCCGGTTTATTCAGGATTGTTTGTATGCCAACGAGTTGGGGGATGGAATGCTGGCGGCGGCGCTTTTTAAGGATCGGTTTTTATATGTGAAATCATCCGAAGACTGGTTGTCCTGGGAGGGCCACCATTGGGAAAGAGATATTATGGCAAAATCCCGGGCGTCGGTGGAAGAGGTGGCTGATGTGTTTTTAGATGAGGCATCCAGAATGCAGGGTAAAATCGGGGAGGCTATAAAAAATAAGGATAAAGAGCTTGTTGATAAATTACAAGACGGTCAGAAAATTATTTACAAGCGTGTGGGCCGGCTGCGATCCGAGCGAGGCCGGATTAATTGTTTAAAATTCGCCCATACGAATATTTCAAATCAAATTGCCATAAAGGGGGATGAGTTGGATCTTAATCCTTGGTTATTGGCCTGTAAAAACGGGGTGATCGATTTGCGGACCGGCGAGCTGCGTCCGGGGCGTCCGGGCGATCTGATTTCCAAGGCCAGTCCGGTTGAATTTACCGGTCTCGATACGCCGGCGCCGAACTGGAAATTATATTTAAAACAAATTTTTCAGGAACATCAACCATTAATAGATTATATGGGACGTATGTCCGGTTATGGAATTACCGGGCTGACCATCGAGCATTTTTTGCCAATCCTTTGGGGTCAGGGCCGGAACGGCAAGGGTGTATTTATCGAGACTATTTCCGCGATATTGGGAAATTATATGGCGCCCATACAATCCGAAATGCTTCTTGACCAGGGACGAGTGAAAAATTCGGCGGGTCCATCTCCAGACATTATGGCCCTGCGCGGACTCCGGATCGCGTTCTCATCCGAGACCGAACATGGCCGGCGTTTTTCCACATCCCGTGTTAAATGGCTGACCGGCGGGGACACGCTCAAAGGCCGATATCCTCATGATAAATACGAGACGGAATTCAATCCGACCCATACTTTGGTATTAATGACCAATTCAAAGCCTGATGTGTCCGACGATGATTTCGCATTCTGGGAGCGGGTTCACTTGGTTCCATTTGAATTATCGTTCGTGGAGCGGGAGCCGGAAAAAGATAATGAACGGCCGGCGGATAAATACCTGCGCCAAAATTTATTAAAAGAGGATTCCGGGATCCTGGCCTGGTTGGTGCGCGGGTGTTTGGAGTGGCAGCGGATCGGGCTTGAGCCGCCACCTGTGGTGATCGATGCTACAAAGGAATATCGGCGTAACGAGGATTTATTGGGTCATTTTTTAAAAGATTGTTGTTACGAGGATCCGGGCACGGAAAGCACGGCCGCGGAATTGTATGACCGGTTTCGTAAATGGTGGGAGATTAATGTATCCCGGAAGATTTTAAGCCAGAAGAAATTCGGTGGCATGATGGTGAAAAAATTCAACCGGTCAAAGTCCGGAACTTACCGGTATTTCGGGGTCGGATTATTGCCGGATTGGGACAGCGGGGACGTATAGGAAAAAAAAGTAATAGTTTTTTTAAAATCTTTAAAAAATTATAAATTATGTAAAAAATGTAATATGAAATTAGATAATTCTAATAATTATATCTTCAATCGTCCAAAATCGAATTTTATAGTTTTTTGGGTACGTTATACTATAATTTATTTACGGTTTTGGACGATTAGGGTGTTAATGTATATAAAACAAAAAAACGTTATATAAAAATTCATTTTTCTTTTTATATACATTAACCCCTTTATCGTCCAAATATATATATAAAGGATAGGATAAGTATATAATATAATAATAAAAAAAGAAAATGGACTATTGAAAGGAGGAATATGGGTAAAAAAAGTAATAAAAAATTTAAAAAATCGCCTCCCATGCCGCTGTTCGCGGTGAGGATTAATGTGTTTAATGACGGCAGTATTAATGTGATGGGATTTCCGAACGGTTTAGATGCGGCGCTGTAGGTGATGGATAGGGCGAAAAACACGGTGGTAAAGTATTTTGTTCAGCAGGCCAAGGAAAATCGGCTGAATGATCAGAATGTGATCGATGGGGGGAATATTATCGTGCCAAAAAAAGGGCTTTTAAAAATTAATTAAATGAATGTGCTGGATTTATATCGATCTAAAGGATTGGATATTAAAAAGGTGGCGTCCACGCATGGGGGGGAGTACTGCGGCCCGTGTCCCGGATGTGGCGGTGATGACCGGTTTCGGCTCTGGCCGGAGCAAAATAGTGGACAGGGGTCTTTTTTTTGTCGAGGGTGCGGTAAAGCCGGAGACCGGGTTTCGTTTTTGATGGCGTTTGATAGGATGTCGTATCCGGAGGCGTGCGCGAGTTTGAATATTAAATTAGAAAATCAGAAATATAAAACCCCAAGAGTGCCAGGGCAAAAAGAAAGACAGAATAAAAAGCCTACCCCACAAAAGGCTACAACACGAAAAAATGCTACGCCGGATCTGTGGGTGGAAAAGGCCGGCGCACTGGTAGAGTGGGCGCATGGTAAGTTAATGGAGAATGATGATCAATTGGCCTGGCTGGCGGACCGGGGGATTGACCGGGCGGCGGTAGAAAAATTCAAACTTGGTTGGAACCCGGGAAAGGACGGGCGGGATCTGTGGCGGCCCAGGGAGTCCTGGGGACTATCTATCGAGATGAAGGAAAATAAAAACGGGAAGATGGTTAAAAAAAAACTGTGGATCCCCAGGGGATTGGTGATTCCCTGGCTGTCGGATGAGCCTCGCCGGATACGGATACGGCGGCCGGGTGAGAAACCGCCGAGATATTATATTATGCCGGGATCCGCTATGGATATGATGGTGATACCGGGGTTCAGGGTTCAGGGTTTAGGGGTTCAGGATTCCGGAAATCGGGCTTATTTGGTGATAGAATCCGAGCTGGACGGGATTATGTGCCATGCCCGGGCCGGGGATATCTGCTCGGTGATCGCCTTGGGATCATCGGCGGCCAAACCTGATAAAAAATTAATGGAAAATTTACGGAAATCAGCGGTGATTTTACTATCCCAGGACTATGATGCTGCAGGAACTAAGGCTATGGGATGGTGGAAACAGGAATTTTACCAGGCTAAAACCTGGCCGGTTCCGGAAGGTGCGGATCCTGGAGAAGCGTTTCAGGCCGGGATCGATATCCGGGCGTGGGTCAGCGCCGGGCTTCCCGCCGGATGGAAGGCTTGCTCGCCGGAGCTGTTAGGGGGGGTCGGACGATCATTTTTGGATAATGATAATAAAATGGACGCAAAAAAAAGCTCTAATCCGGTTGAGGAGTTGGCCGGGCTATTGCGGAAACATCCCGTAAAGATCCATAACACTGCGGAGCGTACGCATATTGTCGCGCCGTTGAAATGGCAGCAGCAACACTGGGATATATATCAGCGGATATCCGCGCTGGTGTTTTCAACGCCCGAGGTTTTCCGTTTTATTTCCACACATCCGGCGGTAGAGATTGTCGGGGAAAATATTAAACCGCAAATAGACACGAATGAACACGGATAAAAATCTAAAAGAATATAAATATTATTAGAATTGGAAGGAGAAGCCGCCGGGGAGAAAGGGACGGCGGTGCCAGGTGCTGGCCAGGGGGAAGATGAATAGTTGTTTGGTGGAATTTGAGGACGGGTATAAATATATCACGTCGCGCAATGGGTTAAGAAAAATAAAAAATGAATAAATTTTTAAATATATTACCGATTATTATTATGATTGAAATGTTTGTGGCGGCGGTGCCATTGTTTATGTGCGGGCGGTGGGGATCCGGGATGTACTGGTTTTCCGCCGGGTTGTTAAATTTTGCGGTGATATTTTGTATTAAGAAATATGGATAACGATCTTGAATTATTGACGACGGCCAAGGAACAGGCCAGGGAGGCGGTGGAAAAGGAGCCGTCAAAAATGCATCTGGATGCGTTTGATAAGGCGTCCAAGATGCTGGCCGGGTATTTGGCGGGGGAGTCGGAGCCGGGGTTTGAGAATCGGCTGGAGGCGCACGGGTATTTGAAGCGATTAGGATATAAGGTCGGGAAATCCAAGTTTTATCAGGACTGCAAGGCCGGGTTGCTTCGCCTGCAGGCGGACGGGTCGGTGACCG